AGCGCCGCCGCCTCCCCCCATCGCAGCCCGCAGTACAGCATCAGCTCACACATCAGTCGCCCGTCCGGCCGGCCGGGGAAGAGCCGGTCAAACGCGTCGAGCAGCAGGGCATCCTCACTCGGATCGAGCACGCGGTCAAGATGCGCGGGGCGCCGCGGCACCCGCACGCCACGTGCGGGGTTATCTCTGATCAGTCGTGCGTCGACTGCCTGATCAAGTAGGGCGCGCAGCACACCCATAGCGCCCTCGATCGTCGCCGCGCCGACGCCGCGACGCTCCATCTCGACGACCCACGCACTGACGTCCGGCCGCAGGATCGATCCGACCGGTACGCGCTCCCACCGAGGCGCTACATGGTTACGCCAGTGCGATTGCTCGCGTCTACGGCTCGCCAGCTCTAGACGCCGCGCGCCTCGCGTGCGCTCCCACCACTCGCCGACCGTGACCTCACCAGCGCGCGGGTCGATCCAATCACCACGTCGAATATCCGACTCAAGCTCGTCGGCCCACTGCTTGATAACGCCCTTAAGCTCGTTCGACCTTGTGATTCGCCTGCCATCGGGGAGTCTGACCGTGGCCGCCCAGAGTCCGCTCGGTAGCCGCCGGATCCACGCCATCGCCTACGCCCCGCGCGCCTGCTCGATCCACCACTGCACGTCGTCCAGCTCGCGCTGACGCATCTCGCGCAGCCGCTCGACTAGACGATCTTTAACGTGGTCCGGCAGGTCGGACTCGTAGATCATCTGCAAGGCGGGATCGCCTTGGACGCCGGCCAGGTCGCGCGCATCGAAGTAGCCTGCCGCAACCAGGAGATCCACAGCCGGGATCCCTAGTGCGCGCGCGACCTCGCGGACGCTGGCCTCGCTGACGTCGACCTCGGCCCGTAGCCACCGGTCCACAGTGCGCGGGGCGACACCGACGATCCGCGCGAACGGGGCCTTCTTGCCGCGACAGTGCCGGAAAACGAGATCTTCGACGATCGTCGCCCACGCTTCGCGGTTGATCCGCCGGCTACCCATAGGTGCATCGTATCGGGCATACATGCCCGATTGTTGGGCACCCCTACGGCTCGCGGCGACATTCAAGGCGGATATAAGCCGCGGCACAGGCCTGTTCTGCCACCTCCGGTAGCTGCGGCGCCGTAATACCCGCATTGCCATGCCCCGACTATATCGGGCATACGTGCCCGACTCTAGTCCTCTTTTTGGTCAGCTTGCGGACATGCGCGCCCATGTCTAGAGTTAGGCACGTGAGTCGCGACATGCATGCCCGGCTTCCGGGCACGCGCGCCAAGATCAGACTTAAGAATTCCGCGTTTGATCTGATCATGGCCGCTTTGGGTTGTGAGAGCGAGATCAGCAAGGCTCGGTTGCTTGGTGTCGACCCGAAGACGATCTACCGAGTGCGGCGGGGCTCCCCCGTAGGCGACGAGTTCATCGCGCAACTGCTCTCCGTCGTGAGAGAGCGCCGATCGCACATCGAGGCGCTCGGCATCCCGGCGACGTTCGAGGGCCTCTTTGAGATCGTCCCTGCGCTCTACTGGCAGGAGGCGGCGTGATGGATCGTCTGCTGACGGTAGCTGATGCCGCCGAGGTGATGGGTGTCCACCCGCAGACCGTCTACCGACTGATCTGGGGCGGCGCCCTCCCGTGGGTCAACGTCGCTCGCCAGGGTCGCGCGCGGATCCGGATCCGCCAATCGGCACTGGCGGCATACCTGGCCTCTCGTGAGCGGGGGGCTGCGGCATGACGCACCCACCCGCAGGGCCATCTAACCCGCCCCCGCCGCCCGGACCTGGCCGCGAGCTCATCACCACCTTCCACTACGGTGACCGCCCGGTTCGGACCGTCCTCGTCGACGGCGAGCCGTGGTTCGTCGCTGCGGATGTATGCGCGGTGCTCGGCATTGCCAACGTCGGCAACGCGCTCGCCCGGCTCGACGACGACGAGAAGGATTCCATCCGCCTGGCGGATGGAACTCCTGGCAACCCCAACAAGGCGATCGTCAACGAGCCCGGCCTCTACTCGCTGATCCTGCGCTCGGACAAGCCCGAGGCGAAGGCATTCAAGCGCTGGGTGACCCACGAGGTGCTCCCGGCGATCCGCCGCACTGGCCGCTACGAGGNCCAGNCCGCCTACCGGCTGCCGCAGACCTACGCCGAGGCGTTGCGGGAGCTGGCCGACCAGGTTGAGCGCAACGAGCAGCTCCAGGCCGAGCTGGAGGTGGCCGCACCGAAGGCCCGCAGCTGGGACGTGCTCGCCTCGGCGCACGGCGACTACGACGTGGCCCACGCCGCACAAATCCTCTCGCGCGACCCAGCCATCAGCACCGGCCAGCGGCGGCTTTTCGCCTACCTCGCCGAGATCGGCTGGATTCGCCGCGACCCGACGACCGGTCGGTGGCGCGCCTACCAGCGCGCGATCGACGCCCGCTGGCTGTCGGAGATCCCGCAGCACCACTACGACCGGGAGACCGGGGAGCTGGTCCTGGACCCGCCGCAGGTGCGGGTCACGGTCAAGGGCCTGCACCGGCTCCATCAACTGCTCGCCGGCACCGCGCCGCTCCAAATCGAGCCGGCCGAGGCCGCCGAGCATCCGACCCTGCCCACCCGCTGACACAAGAGCGACCCGGGGGCGCGCCCCCGAGCCGCCAGCCATCCCACGAGAGGAGATCTGAGATGACTACCCCAACGATAGCCGACCTCGCCCTCGCCGCTCGTCGGCGTCTCGCCGTCGCCGGGTGGCGAGTCGACACTCTCGACGAGATCACCGAGGGCAACCGCACCTCGCGGGAGATGGTGATGCGGCACCGCGAGCACCCTGGGCGGCTGAGCGTGCGCACCCACCCCGACGGGTCGGTGACGATCGCCGTCGAGCGTGCGCCGGCCGACTGGGCCGCGATGATCGCCATCCTGCTCGCCGACCTGAGCGGGCCGCCGCTCGTCGGCGAGCTCGCCGAGCGCCTACAGGCCGAGCGGGCCGAGCGTGAGCGCCGCCGCGCCGCCGGCGAGCCCGGCTACGTCTACCCCGCCGAGGGTGGTGATCGCCAGTGACCGATCTCGTGGTCGCTCTCGCTGCCGCTCTCGTGATCGCCGTGGCGCTACTCGTGATGACCGCGGCGGCGCTGATCGACGCCCGCGCCGAGCGTGACTGGCTACGTGCCGCATACCGCGCGCAGGTCGCCGAGCTCGCGCCGCGCGCCGCACACGGTGGCCGTGACCCGCTCGTCGCCGCCGGGCTCGACGGGGGTGAGGCGGCATGAGCGTCGCGCTCGCTCTCGCCTATGGCTCGCTGGTGGGCGTCAGCGGCACTGGCATGCGCCGGCCGCGCGCCCTCACCGCGGTGGCCGCCCGGCCGGTGCCCGACATCGCCGACACCGTGGTCATGCCGCCGCTGGCGGCGTGCCTCGGCGACCCCACGCCCGATATCCGGGTCGCCGGTGACTGGCTCGCCGCGGCGGCATATCTGGCGCCGCCGAGCACCGGCCGCCACCGCCGGCCCAGCCACTACCGCGGCCGCCGTCGCGCCCCGCGCCAAGGAGGTGGCCGGTGAGTCTGGCATGGATGGATCGCGCGCTGTGCGCGCAGACCGACCCCGAGGTGTTCTACCCCGACAAAGGCGGCTCGACACGCGCCGCGAAGATCATCTGCCGCCGCTGCGAGGTGCGGCAGGAGTGCCTTGACTACGCGCTCGCCGCCGGCGAGCGGCACGGCGTATGGGGGGGCCTCAGCGAGCGTGAGCGGCACGCCACGCTCCGCCGCCGGGAGGTGGCCTGATGTCGATCGAGCTACTGCCTCCCGCCGAGGCCACGCCGGATAACCCGAGGTGGCATGAGCTGCGGCGCCAGGGCGTCACCGCCTCGGAGATCGCCGAGATCTTGGGGATCTCGCCGTGGGGCAGTGCGTTCAGCCTGTACTGGCGCAAGGCAGCCGGCTGGGGGGCGTCGACCACGGATGCGATGGAGGCCGGGCGCCGCCTGGAGCCCGTCATTGCCGACTGGTGGGCCGACCGGCACCCGCACCTCGCGGTACGCCCAGCCGGGCTGTACGCGCACCCCGAGCGACCGTGGCAGCTCGCCACCCCCGACCGGCTCGTGTGCACCGAGAGCGGCGTCGTCGCCGTCCTTGAGTGCAAGTGGGCGTCGGCGTGGGACGGATGGGGCGAGCCCGGCAGTGACGACGTGCCCGTGCACTATCGCGCCCAGGTGCTGTGGCAGTGCGACGTCCTCGACGTCGACGAGTGGCACATCGCCGTCCTCGGCCCCGGGGGCCTCCGGGCCTACACGGGGCGCCGCGATGAGACCGACCTGCGNATCATGCGCGAGCACGCCCGCCGATTCGTCGAGCGGCTACGCGCCGATGATCCTCCGCCGCTCGACGATCACGAGGCCACGGTCACGACCCTGCGGCGCATCCATCCTACGCCGGTCGACGGCGAGGCGGAGATCAGTGACGCCACCGCGCGTCTCTACCAGCGCGCCCGGGCACTACGCGCCCACGCTGACCGGCTGCTGGCCGCCGCCGAGGCCAGGCTACGCGCCGAGATGGGCGACCGCGCTATCGCCGCCCATCGTGGCCGCCGGATCGCGACCCGCACCGTCTACACCACGCGCCGCATCGACACGCGGCGGCTGCGCGACGAGCAGCCTGACATCGCCGCCCAGTACGAGACCACCGCGATCACCGACCGACTTNCGCCCGCGAGGAACCGCCATGACTCAGACCGTTAGCCAGGCGCTGGCCAAGCGCGGCGGGCAGGCTCCGGCCGCCCGGCAGGAGGGGCAGCGCCCAGACAAGCTGATCGAGCGCTACATGAGCGACTTCGCCGCCGTACTGCCCGGCTTTCTCCGTCCTGAGACGTTTGTCCGGATCGCGCAGGGTGTCCTGCGCCGTGACCCCAAGATCGCCAGGGCGGCCGAGGCAAATCCCGGCTCGCTCCTGGCGGCGCTCCTTGACGCCGCCCGGCTCGGGCATGAGCCAGGCACCGACGCCTACTACCTCGTCCCCTATGGCACCGAGATCCAGGGTATCGAGAGCTACCGCGGCGTCATCCAGCGCATGTACCGGTCTGGACGCGTCCGTCGGGTCAAGGCCGAGATCGTCCGAGAGCGTGATCATTTCGAGTACTCGCCAGCCGACGACGTGCCCGCTCACCGCGTCGACTGGTTTGCGCCCCGCGGCGAGATCGTCGGCGCCTACGCCTACGCCGAGCTCGCCGACGGCTCAGTCAGCCGCGTCGTGATCGTCGACCGCGACTACATCGAGCGGGTCAAGCGGCAGTCGCGCGGCTCCGACAAGCCCGACTCGCCGTGGGTGCGCTGGGAGGAGGCCATGATCCTCAAGACCGTCGTCCACCGGCTGGAGCCGTGGGTGCCGACCTCCGTCGATGACCTGCGCGCCGCCCATGTGGCGCCGGATGCGCCTGCTGTCAGCACGCCGCATCATCCCCGGCCACTCCCCGTCGAGCCGATCGAGGGCGAGGTCGTCCCCGATTCGGACGTCACCGGTGCCGGCGAGCCTGAGCTGCCTGCCGACTGGCCGGCGCCGGCCCAGCCCGACAGTACCGGCATCCACCCGTAGCACCCCCCCACCGCCCGAGGCCCGGCCATACCCGGCCGGGCCTCATCGCCCAGACCTAGCCCGCACGTATCGAGAGGTCATCATGCCGACCACGGCATCACACCCACTCGCCGCCGCAATGAGCGAGGCCCAGCTACTCGCCGCCGTCCGGCAGGCCTGCCGCACACTCGGCCTGCTGTGCTACCACACCCACGACAGCCGGCGCAGCGAGCCCGGCTTCCCCGATTTGGTCATCGTCGGCTCGCGGATGATCATCCGCGAGCTCAAGACCGAGCGGGGCCGCGTCCGGCCCGAGCAGCGTGTCTGGCTCGACGCGCTCACCGCGGCGGGCCAGGACGCCGATATCTGGCGGCCTCGCGACCTCCACTCCGGGCGCATCGCCAGCGAGCTCACATCCCTCCGCCGCCGGGAGGTGGCCTGATGCCGCCACGACGCGCACCCGGCAGCGCCTGGGGCCTCACCCTCCTCGCCGACGACTGGCGCCACCGCGCGGCCTGCCGCGGCGAGGACCCGGAGCTGTTCTTCCCTATCGGGACGTCGGGCCCGGCGCTCCTGCAGGTCGAGCAGGCTAAGGCCGTCTGCCGGCGTTGCTCCGTCGCCGAGCAGTGCCTGGCTGAGGCGCTGCGGCGGCGGGAGTACGGCATCTGGGGCGGCACTACCGAGGCCGAGCGCGGGGAGCTGATCCGCCGCCGGACGAAGCGCGAGTACTTCGACATGCTGCGCGAGCGCTACGGCGACCTGGCCGCCATCGAGCGCGAGCGCCCGCCCGCCAGGCCGCCGGAAACCGACGAGCAGTGCCGTCGGGCGTTGATCAAGGCGATGGAGGCGGTGCATTGACCGAGACCAGCGCTCAGGGCCTTTGCGGCAGCTTCGCGCCGCGCTCACGTAGATACCAGCGGATGAACTGGACCAGCACCGCCGAGCGGTTCGGCTGCGCGACCTCGCCAAAGCGTTTCCACAGCTCAGCGTCGAGCCGGAATCGCTGCACCGGCGTCTTCGGTTGGTTCGGCATCGCTGCTCCTCGAGGTGAGGGGGTAGCTACACCTCGCATGGTACCCGACTTGCGCGGTGTAGCGACACCTGATCTAATGGGTGTAGCTACACCGGTACGGGTGTTCGACACGATTTCAGGGGTTATCCCAGTGACTTGGTTTAAGGTCGACGACTCCTTCTACGACCACCCCAAGGTGTTTGACGCTCCCGACTGCGCCGTGGCGTTGTGGGTCCGCGCCGGCTGCTGGTCCGCACGCAACCTCACTGACGGGTTCGTGCCGGCCAACATGCCCGCTCGGCTCTGCGACGACCCCGACACCGCAGTCCGGGAACTCATCCGCCGCGGGCTTTGGTCACGGACGAAGGACGGTTATCGGTTCCACGACTGGGCCGACTACCAACCGACGAGAGAGTCGAAACAGCGGGAGCGGGCAGCCGCCGCCGAACGCCAGCGCCGCCGCCGCCAGAGGCAGAAAGCGCAGGCCAACGGCGAATCGGTCACTCACATGTCACGGCGTGACTCACGCGTGAGTAGCGCCGTGAGTCACGGGGGTAGTTCGCCTTCCCCGACCCGACCCGACCCGACCCGTAGTTCTTCTGACGAAGAACTAATTCCTCAGAAGGCTTCGCCTTCTTCGGAGCCGCGCAAGCGCGGCACGAGAATCCCCGACGACTTCTCGGCGACCCCGGCGATGGTCGCCTGGGCACGCGACCGCTGCCCTCACGTCGACTGGCGCCTGGAGACGGAGAAGTTCGTCAACTACTGGCGGGCCAAGACCGGCAAAGACGCCACGAAGCTCGACTGGGAAGCCACGTGGCGCAACTGGATGCTCAACGCCGCCGCCCGCACGCCCGCGACCGCCGCGTCCCGGCCCGGCCCCCACCGGCCGTACCGAAACCCCATCGACATGTCCGTCTACGAGGAAGGGCTCTGACCATGACCATCGACCTCGCCGAGCTGCGGAAGCTGGCCACCGAGCCCTGCCCGCACGGCTCCGCCACCATCACCTGCTCCGCCTGCGCCGCCGACGCGAAAGCCGGCGGCGGCGNNGACGCCCGCCGCTGGCGCGCCATCCGCGCCACCGCCGACTGCGACCGGCGCTTCCCCCGCCGGTACGTCAACGCCGTCGCCGACAACCTCGAGGTGGCCGCCTGGGTCGGCCAGTACATCGCCGACCCCGACAACGCCCCCTCGCTACTCATCGTCGGCCCCACCGGAGTCGGCAAGACCTGGCAGGCGTACGGGGCGCTCCGCGCCGCCGTCGTCGGCGCCGGCACCACCTGGCAGGCCACCACGTTCGCCGACTTCACCGCGGCACTGCGCCCCTCGGCCAAGGACCCCGAGGGCGCCCTGCGCGCCTACCGCACCGCCGACCTGCTCCTCGTCGACGACCTGGGCGCCGCCAAGACCAGCGAGTGGGTCGAGGAGACCACCTACCGGCTCATCAACGGCCGCTACGAGGACATGCGGCCAACCATCTTCACCACAAACCTCCCGCTCGCCGAGCTGCGCGACGGACTCGGCGACCGTATCGCGTCCCGCCTCGTCGAGACCTGCACCCGCGTCGTCCTGACCGGAGGCGACCGGCGCCGCCAGCGGAAGGAGGCGGCGTGACCACCTACTACGCCGTCCCAGACCCAACCAACCCGTCGGCCATGACCTACTGGCGGCGGGGCCGCCCCGGCCGCCCCGGTCGTCCAGAGAGAGAGGATCACCGATGAATGAATCTCGCCGTTACCGCCCCGACGTCGTCGCCAGCTGGGTCGCCCGCGTCCGCGTCAACGTCGACGGCATCGAGGGGCGTGTCGTCGCATGCCACGACGGCCCCGCGGTGCTCGTACAGGCCGACGACGGCACGAGCCGCTGGTACCCCGCCGAGACAGCCGCGCGGGCGGGCCTGCACTGCGTCGACTGCGATCACGACCTAGGCATGCACGGCATGCTCGGGTGCTGGCAGCCGGTCGATGAGGGTGTCTGCGAGTGCCGCCAGTGGGTCGAGCGCCGATAGCGCCGACGCAAAAAGCCCCGGCGATCTGCCGGGGCGGGCCTGCACCTACACCGGCGTAACCCGCCGGCTCAGTGCATCGACACCATACACCACCACCGCGCCGAGGTGACCGATGACCGTCCACTGCGACCTGTGTGGCCGAGCCGACCCCACCGGCGGCTACGTCTGCCCGACGTGCGCCAACCGGGCCCGCCGCGACCTGCGCGCCATCGCCGAGCTCACCCCGGCTGTGCGCGCCATCGCCTACGGGCTCGCCCGACACGGCAGCACCATCGCCAGCCGCACCACCGAGATCCGGCTACCGCTCGACCTGGCCGCCGTCGAGCGCCTCGACCGCGCCCAGAGCGAGATCACCACCATCGCCAGGCACGTCGCCGGCGAGCGCGGCGAGCACATCCCCGCCGTCGCCGACCCGCTCATCGGTGCGGCACTCTGGCTCACCCAGCACGTCGAGTGGCTACGCCACCGCCGCGAGGCGGCCGAGATGGTGCAGACCATCGCCGACTGCCGACGCGCACTCGCCGCCGTCGCCTACCGGCCGACCGAGCGACGCTGGCTCGGCCAGTGCGGGGCAGACACCGACAGCGGGCCGTGCCAGGTCGACCTCGTCGCGCGCATCGACGCCAAGCAGGTCACCTGCCGCGGCTGCGGCGCCACCCACGACGTTGCCGCGCGTCGCCAGTGGCTCGCCGAGGTCGTGAGAGGCTACGCCTACGCCGCAGCCGAGATCGCCGACGCCTACGGCATCCCGGCCGCCACGATCCGATCGTGGGCGCACCGGGGCCGGATCGTGGCAGTAGGCGAGGTCGACGGCCGCCCGGTCTACCCGCTCGGCGACGTGCTGCGCGTGGCCAGCGAGGCGCGGTGGCGCAGCCGGCTTGACAGCCGACGCGAAGTATGCAACGCTTAGTCTCATACAACCAGTAGTGTGACTATGGCCCGGTCTCGCGCCGGGCCATAGTCGTCAGCGGGGACAAGCGCACTGTAGGGCGTGCGGCAGGTCACGAGACCTGCCGCAATCCACATCAGCGAGACCTCAACGATAGGTCCACGAGGGACCACTTCCCGTTGCCCTGATCAGCCACGACGCAGGTGTAGTCGGTACGCACCATCGCGCCGAACGAGTTTTCGGCGTCAACGTGGCCGCTCACCGTATACCGCGCACCATCCTTCAGCGTCTGGGTGTGCGAGTATTTCGCCGTCGCAGGCGCCTTCAGTCGCCGGCCGATAAATTCCTCGCACATGATCTCGGCGTCCACGGCGCGGTCTGCGACCGCCGGATCCTGCGGCTCCCCATCGCCGGACAATGCGAGCGCGGCACCCGCGACGCACAGGGCCAGCATGGCGAGCAGTGCCACCGTGGCAAGCACAGGATTCGCCCGCCGTTTCGGCCGCGACTGATGCTGAGGTGACATGGGCTGGTGTGGATACGACATAAGTCCAGACCATACGCCCCCGTAGCCACCCCTGGGGGGGGTTGAATGGCCGGCTATTGGAAACAGTCCCCCACCGAATGGCGGACCACCCCCCGTCCCCGCGGCTGGCACCGCATCCGGGCCCGCATCCTGCGACGCGATCCAATTTGCACACTACGCACCAAGTGCGACGGCGCGCCGAGCACCGACGTTGACCACATCGGCGACCCCGCTGACCACAGCGACGCCAACCTGCGCGGCGTCTGCGGCGCGTGCCATCGACACCGCACATCGCAGCAAGGCGCGCGCGCAGCCAACGCCAAGCGCGGCAGGCGTGCGCGACCGATGCCACGGCATCCAGGGCTGCTGTGACTCGACGTGACTGAGCGTGACGGTGAGGGTGGGGGGGCCCCCCGGGCCGGGGGG